ACCCAATCTCTTGGCCATGCAAATATCGCTGCTGTTTTATCTTGTTCGTGTAATCTTGCTCTTCGTCTTGTGCAATTTGCATTAGCCATTGCACCACCACTAGCAGTTAATGTTGCTGAAGTGTTACTTGTAGGTGTGGATGCAATAACTTTTTCTGCACCAGCACCATCTATAATAACATCACCTTCTTTTAATTCTGTTGCAAATCTTGTGCCGAAACCTGTCATGCCAGTTCCACTAATAGTGACACTACCTGTTAATGTGTTGTCTTGATCTAAAGATACGTTTGCAGTAAATGTTTCCCTACTTGTATTCTTGGGAACTTGTGATATTAATCTAACTCTATCAATGTTATAAGTTCTAACTGCTGTCAGTGTTCCAACTGTTCCTGTGCTTTGTCCTGTTGTTGCAAGTGTATCAGAAGTTGTAAATGTTCCAGCCATATCATGGACATAGACATCTGTTGTGCTTACAGTATGTGCAACAACACCTGTTGCACCTGAAGCTGATCCTGTGACTATATCTCCAACATTAATCGATCCTGATATTGTTCCAGTAAGTCTAGTAAACATCTTAACATCGAACATGCCAAGATTCCATATACTTACATTAGTGTATTTGTTTGATGTATCTGTTCCTTCGTCAAGAGTTATGTCTCTGACTCTTCCAAAACCGATTATATTTTTGGATAAACTACCTAAATTAGTGGCACCACCTTGACCACTGGGTAGGGGTTGATCATATAATAAACAGGTATTATGTGCTTCTTGTGCTTCTACACCTGCTTCATTTCCAAACTCAGGAAGTGAGTGTGCATTAGTAATTTTTAGAATATTACCTAATCTTATAGGTGTGTTTGTGCCTGTTAATGCTTTTGTTGCTCTTGATTTATGTAAAGGTATAGTTGATGTTCCGATTTTATCTATTTCGTAACCTTTAACATAAGCCTTGCCTGGCGAGACCATCATAACGAATTGTTCTTCTTTACCACCTAATGCAGAAATATAGAAACCTCTGTTGGTTGTATCGTCTAAATGTTCTCTAAGACTTTGTGAAAATTGTCTGACAACAAAGTCTCCACTTGCATCATATGTTCTTCGTGCAAGTGTATTTTCTATTTCTGAATAAAGGGGTTTATTAACTTGAAGTTCAATAATACCATTATTAACTCTAACAAGTTCTATAAAATTTGTGTCTGTTGTATCTGAATCCGCAGTAAGAACTTCTTTCGTTAAGTCTAATGCAATTTTGAACCTATCTGCCCCAGCGGCATTTTCATTACTTGTTCCTGTTGCATTATCTTGTAAAGAATCATCTGTTCCTGAACTGACAAGTTCCTCTCCAATAGATAATCCAACTCTATAACTAGGTTTACTTGAGTATTTTTCTAAAATAAGTTCTTGTTGTGGAACCTTGACAAAGAATCCTCTAGAAAAGATTATACCCTCAGAAATATTTGCAATAGATGATCTTCCGTTAGGAGTGTCAGCTGCCGGCATAACATTAAAGTCGTTATTATCTGTTATTAAATCAGATGCAGCTCCGTTTTCATCGAGTGTTACTTGTTGAAGTGTCTCACCTGCTACGAAGGCATATGAATTATTAGCGTCTGTTCCTTGGGTTAAATAACGAACAAAAAGTGTTAATTTATCTGAAGAAGTTTCAGCTGAGGAAGAAACAACTAGTGCTATTACTCCTGATGTTGTTCCTTGAAGATATTTTGTATGTGTTGCAGTTCTGTAAGTTTCTACATTTGCATCACCATCATCATTTGGATTTGCAGAAGATACCTTAACAAAGTAAAGTTCCATATCAACTTCACACTGGGCTCCTGAAACAATCGAACCCTCTTTAAATATATGACTACCAAATCTTTCGATTTGGTTTTGTAATATAGATTGTGATTGAGTTAATTCCCTCGACTGAAGTGGTCGGCCTGCTCTATAAAGAACTTTGTGGAAATTTTTATCTTCACTATAATCGTCATAATAGGGTGTTATGTTTAAATCTGTCTTTTCAGGCATTCTGTTCTACTCTCTTTGTTTGTTGTTTAAAAAACAACGAATTACATTTCAATAATCAGTTTAATATCTTCAATCTGATCAGACGCTCTCGTAACAGCACCTCTATTTTCAATATATAAGATTTGACCTGTATATTTTTCTACTTCGGGAATTGTTGGAACAGCATTTACTGCACCTCTTGGAACCACTCCTTCATAAAGGTTATCACCATTTACAAAATCTACATATCCACCTTCACTATTTGCCTGTGGGAGATATGAAACTGTTGTTCCTGATACTGATAATACTCTACCTACTTTTACACCTGCTCCATCAGCTGTGGCACTCATAAGAATGTCATCAACTGCAATACCTGCTGCTGAAGTTACTGACAATTTACTATATGCAAATGCAGTTGCGGCGTCTAAAACCTCAGTTGTGTTGGGTTGGAATGGGTCTTGAATTAAACCAATCCTTCTAAAATCGTTGTCTGTTGGGAAGTCACCTGTGCCTTCTGCAAACTCTAATCTAGCGTTTACAATCACATAGTTTCCACCAAGTTCTTGAACTGGGTCTGCACCGTGACCAATCAGTGGGGAAATAATTACATCACATGTTGCACCTGAACCAGCATTAATACCTGAGACTTCATCAATATCAACTGATGCTCTCTTATATCCTGTTCCAGCAGTAGTTACAGTTATATGAGTAACTTCATTTCCTGATATATAAACTGTGCATACTCCACTTGAACCATCACCATCGATGACTGCACCTGTATGAGTTCCATTTGTATATCCTGACCCACCGTTAGTAACAACTACATGACTAACTGCACCGTCAACTGCTTCGTTTTCAACATCCCATAATGCTGAACCATCATTTGTTGCAGCTGAATTTACTCCACCATTGGTTCCTGTTCCATCAATTTCGGTTTGAGCTCCGAGTGTTTTAACAGGTATAAAGTCATTCGTTACGAATTTAATTGTATCTGACGCAGAAATTGCATACATAAACTTCCATAGATACCCTCGACCTGAGGCAGCTCCAGCGTCAGCGGTTTCTACTAATACAGTTGGAGATGTTCCTGTAGGTTTGACAGTTGATACCACGGTTGAACCACTTCCATCTCTTCCTGTTCGAATACACTTATAAACATTATATTCATCAGTCAATACATAAAATCTTGAATCATAAACATTATTTGCACTCGTTATTGTTGAAGTGTTTCCTGCTGAGACGTTATGTTGATACTCATCATAACCGACTCCATTAGTCCAATCATATCTTGTTATACCATGTGATACATCTGCACTTCCCACTTTCTTCAATGCTATCATATCTGACCAAGCATCAATTTCTTCTCCTACTGAGTTAGCGGGTGCGGGTGGATCGTTTTCGTCTACCCAATCAAATGATCTCCCTATGAAAATATAAGACGATGATTCACTCTCACCGAAATCTTCTTTGAATTGTTTCGCGTTATGTGTTCGAAACTTTTCTGTAATAATTGCTGCCATTGTTAATCTCCGTGTTTGTCAGATTATTTATTTATTATAACTATTTATACCATTATGCAGACATTACATATGCACTAAAGGCAATATTTGTTCTTTTTCTTTCGTGTTTTGGTAAATCATGAATAAAAAACTTCGGAAAGTAGGTATCAAACTGATTAATACGCAAACCTTCCGACTCTGTTCTTTCATCTAAGAGTGCATCATGACCAGTTGAACTGTATCCTGATGCCCCATTTGGTATTCCGTCTTCCAATCCTATATGATCATCATCTTCATTCTGAACGTAATAAGAAATTTTATATGTCCTTTGATTACTAATCGTATTTAGGGTTCTCATTGTTGAACCCAATGGAACATATGAAGAAATTCCATTTTCAGAATTTTCTTCATGTGTTATTACGAAATCATCTTCAAAAATCATTCGGTCACCATCTTCAAAAAGAAGGTGTCTATCGGTAAGTTCGATTGATCTCTCTGTTGTAAAGTAATGAACCTCTTCTACCGTTGTAGCACTTTCAAGACGAAGAAGTGTTTCTCCATCTTCATCTACAACTTTTTTACCATAGTCTCCACTAACTTCTGCAAATCGTTTTTCTTCCATTCTTAAAATACATGGTTCTTCCTCTAATTCGATTAAACCACCATCTTCCAAAACTAATTTTTCATCTACAGGATAACTAAGTGGAAAAACCTTTCCCTGATCAGCAGGTCTAGTCATCGTTTCTACCCCATTCCATCTTACCAAATAATTATTATCTGCAAAGTCTAAATTCAATACAGACGTTATATCATCTCTAGCAGAATGTTGTGCAGCTGCACTTGCAAATGAATTAATAATGTTTAGATTGATGTGTCTACTTCTCATTCCTGAATCACCAATCTCAGTATTCTCACCTGTCCATGCACCTGCTGGATTTGATACATTTACTAAATCATAAGTGGTTGCTGATATTGCACCACCTGTCACTGGGTTTGTTTCTGTTGTTGGAATACCTGCTTCGTCTAAAATTGTAAATGGTCTTATTATTAAATTACCAAGAGAATCAACTTCATCATCTAGTGTCCATAACATAACAGTTCTTTCTGAACTAGTCCATGCACCAGCTGGTGGTGCATATGCATTCTTTGTAATAATTAACGTAGGTGCAAACTGTGAACTCATTGATGAATCTACATCATTTTCAACTGCAACCTCACCAAAAAATATGTGACCTGCTGGATGTAATAAATCTTTAAGAACACTTCTCCATTTATTAATGGACTCTCCAACTTTTATGACATAAGAGTGTGTTTGATAGAACCATCCATCTTGTAAATTAGCTGCATCGGCATCAAGTGTGCTTTTATCTCCTAAAAGTTGTTCTTGTATAATACCTTCACCAGCATATTTTCCTCTTGCTGAATACGGATTAGATTTAAGTATCTGAAAATGGTCTACAAGGTTGTAAGAAACTGTTTCATTTTCAAAAAATTTACCGTTTAAATCTGAGTATGTTAATACATGTGTGCTTTGATTATGAGATATGACCGTTCCAGTTGATCCTGATATATCACCAGTCAGAACAATTCCTCTAGTTAATGGTGCAGTTGGTGTTGTAATTAACATAGGATAATAAGATGTAGATGATACAACTCCATCTTCACTAAAGTAATAACCTTGATCTGTAATATTAAGAGATGCTATCCCACCAATATCTTCTGAATATGCATAGATATCTGCTCCTGTTCCACTAGCTACGTTCTGTTGAATACAATTTTTACTGAGATATCCTTTTAAGAACTGACCTGTTTCACTAACTGTACCTTCAATATTTTCTCCATCTAAGAAAACACCTGTATCGGCCTTTCTTCTTCCAACAACTATTCTGTCATTCTCAGGTTCTAGTCTTATAATTCTTGCAGTTGCCTGACTGGTTGTTCCTCTGACAGTTTCACCTTTGATATATCCTTTATTATCTAATCCACCAGTTCCGATATCCTCAAAGTAGATGTACCCGCCGGGATACGCTCGTGGTAAGGATTCATATCCTGCTCCACCTGATTGAATTCTGATACTCCTAATTCTTCCATCATTTGTGATAGTAGGCCCACTTTCTAAAGAAATTTCATCCCCATCTTCAAGGATTATTGTATCACCATCTTCAAAAATAAGATGATGATGAACTGATTTATATGCATTGAAGTTAATAAGACTTCCATCTTCATAAAGAAGTCTAGTAAAATCAGTATAGATTTCTATTTCTTCACCACCATTCATTGCAGAAGTGAAAGTGACTCTATCGTTTTTAAAACTATAATCGGTAATTGGTATTTTTATTAGACCGTCAACAAATACTGAGATGTTCTCATCATTAAAGAGTAACCATCGACCTATTTCATCAACACCTGTGAAAACTGTTTGTCCTACTGATGCAATAAAATTAAATTGACCCCAAGAAGTTTTATTTTCTAATAGAACTTCATCACCTGTTGAACCAATGATTGCATCTGCACCACTACCACCTGTGTTTGTGTTATCAAATATAATTAATTCGCCTGGCTCGTAATTATCACCACCATCTTCAATAAAGAATTCTGTAACTCCACCTGACGTTAATACATCAACACCTGCTGATCCTTCAATAACATCTGTGTCTAATTTACCACCAGTAATCCTGATCTTATCATTCATCCTATACAAAGAACCAAGACTAACGTGTTCCGTAGTAACACCACCACCATGAGTAGATTCTGTATTTAATTGTGTTCCGTTATAGGTTCCACTATATTCTGCTGGTTCTCCTGACTCATATAATATATTACCAACAAAGTCTTCCCCTTTGATATAAGTGGATGATCCTTGATCTAGTGCTGTTCCTGTGAATACACCTAATACTGTTCCAGTATATGCTGTGACTCCATCTCTATCTAAGAAGGTGACCTCTGATCCTACTGGATAAACTCCGAAATGATTTTGTTGTATATCAAGTGAATAGATTCGATTATCTGCATCAAGTGTATATACTGCTTCCAGTCTAGATTCAGCAAGAACACTTTTTCCATCTATGGCGTATTCGGTAATCATATCCGTTGCACTTGGAAGACCCGAATTAACATCCATCTTTACAACCATTCGTCTTTCTTGATTGTAATCTGAATCTGAAACATAAATTGTTTCGTTATCAGGATATCTTACTGATGCATCCTGACCATATAATAATCTCATAAGGAACTTAACAGATTCTTCAGTTCCTTTCTGTTGATAAAGATCACTAATGTTTTTAATTGTTAATCTTTTATTTTTTAATTTTTTTAAATCGATTGAAGGAAGGAAGTCTTTTTGATAATACTCTAAGAAGTGTTCTGTAGTGTGATCAATATCAGAATAATCTAACAAACGGTTACTTGCAAGAATACTATTTTCTTTATACTCTTTAACTACACCTGTTTGTCCTGTATTTCTTCCTTCTACGGTTTCATCGGGTGTAAACCCACTTCCTGATATAGACTTAACATATAATATATTCCCATTGACTACATCAACTTTTGCAACTGTTCCACTTGTTTCACCATAAAGATATTCTCCCTTTGCAAAAGGTGATGCATCTTCGTTTGTATTAGTTCCAGTTCTTTCACTAATAAGTTTTGAAGTGTATGCATCGGGAGATGGTAAGACGGTCGCAGGTTCTAGTAATACCGAACCTTGACCGTCTTCTAGAGCGATACCATCAAGATCGCTTTGTGACTTCAGAGTAATTATCTCTGACTCTAAGAATTCAAAGTATGCTTTTAGAAAAGTAACAAACGCAGGTGCGTCATCTCTCACAAATTCAGGGAGAATTGAAGCAAGCCTTTGACTTATTCTATTTGATGCAAACTCTGTATGCGACATACGCTATTCTTATGTTAGGACACAATTGAGATGTGAAAGTGGAAACCAATTTGCTCCATCCCAAATCAATATACATGCATCACCTAATTCACCCAAGGTTATTTGGTTAGATGCTGTTGCAGTAAAACCCCAAGAGGTTACTGTAACAACGGCATCATAACCGCTTGCGTCAATAGTTTTCATATACATGATTTTGATCTGTCCAACGTCAGTTCCATCATCCAATGTAAATGCAGTATTTGCTGTAAACGAATCACCATCAAATGCTGTTACAAAAGATGATGCTAGGTTAGTAGCAGCTGCCGTTACGGTTGTAATATCATCAACTGCTAAATGCGTTGGGATATTTTCAAACAACTGTCCGATAGTCATTTTTTTGTTGACTGGCGTTCCGCCGGGATTGTCAACGATATGTAGTAAATCATCAGCACCAATGTCTGTATCAGCCACTGCTGTTAATGCACTTATTTTCTTGTCTGCCATTTTATACTCCTTATATAATCCAAGTTAATGGGAAACTACTCAGGGGACTCCTGATCACTTTATTCATAATAAAGGTTAATAATTAGTGCTAGAAGTGGAAATATATCCAACTCCAGCACTGCTCTCACCACTTGCGATGGTGTCTACCTCACCTGCTACCACAATATCAGCAACCGCAGTGGAGATATCAATTAAGCTACCTCTTTTTGCAATTACATCATAACTTGTAGGTATCATGGTGAAATCAATCGAATCGTCTGCATTAACCGTATTGGTAACATAGATGGCATCGATTTTAATTGTTCCTGTAGGATAATCTACTGTTCCAGCAGTGCTATCCGTATATACTCTTGTTGATCCTGATAGGTAGTATCTTCTTAGATTCCCTGACCCATCATCATCGAAATATTGTATGTTGACACTATCCCCTTGAACATAAAATCCACTGGATGATGTAACACCACCACCAGCTTTGTTATATGCCAAGTTGGGATTGTAAAATGCATTTCCAAAGTTTACTGTATATCCTTTAGTGTCGTTAATAGTAACTTTGCCTTTCTTTCTTAATCTTATATTGGTTATATTAGAAAGAATAGAAGTATGTGTCTCATCTATTGCTTTCACTAGATTAGAATGTCTGAAAATTGCATCAAAATTGTTTAAATGATCTTTATCATAATCTACTATTGCAGCTGTAACCAAAACTTCTAATTCACCTTGTGATAACTCTGTAAAATTATTGTTATACTTAAATGTTGTTGAAACTAAAATATGCACTAACTCAGGATCAACGATGGTTGGTCTTACTGTTAACATATTTAATTTGTTTATGTTGTTTCTAACAAGGGTCTTTTCTATCTCTGTTAAATAATCTGCATTTTGTGGCTTAAGTGCAACAAACACTTTACCATATTGTGGTGGATCGTTGTCTTCACCACCCCATACTGCAACTGCATCTGCATTTGGGTAGTATTCTTGAACCTTTGCTTTATAGTCATTAAGTGTTACAAGTCTGTTTTGTGAAGTGTAAAATTTGTTTGCCTTAAACTTAATTGATTCTATAGATTCCTTTTCTGCACCACCAGTAGCTGGAGTGATCACTGTAATAACTGAGTCATTATATCCATTTACTGCTGTCACTTGATTGAATGTTGATGCACTATCGGCATGGGTATTATCTACTACAATATAAGTTACAGTTATAATATCTCCATCTTTTAATTCTTTACCCAACACACCATCTCCAAAATAGAGTTCAACGAACCCATCTTCATTCTCTTGGGTATAAAATACTTCTGATGTAGTTTTTATAGTTGTGACATCAGTTGACGGTGCAAAGGTTGTTGACGTTCCACTTGAATTGACTGCAACTGTTACAAGTGTCTTATCTACTCTCCCATTTGATAAAACAAACTTTGCATTCTTAATTTGTCTGTCATAGATATAAACATCTGATACATATGTTCCTTGAACAAGTTCAATACCAGTATACTCATAGGTTGTTCCGTTTTGGGTTGGTTTAGTTGTATTTGATGTCACGAAAGTGTATGAAGTGTTATCATACATTGTTGAAAATTTTGAACCTCTAAGAAGAGCCATCTCTGTAATTGTAGGAGCAGTTCCATCTGCGTTCCTTACATTATTAATTGCAATATCTACTATTGCTTTGGATGCTGTTTCAGAAGATGGAACAAATCCCAAATCCTTTGCACGACTTACTACATTCTTTCTTATCTGTGCAGAGTCTAGGAAGAGTTCACTACCAGCAATATTAGTATTGACTGCACTAATATGTGATGCATATGCAAGAAGATCAACCAACATTGATAGAGTTGATCCTTCAAAATCGTAATCTTTAAGTGTGTCTTGTCCTTTTAGATAATTTTTTAAATTATCTCCTATTGTCTCGAAATCTAAATCGGTGACATTTATGTTTGAACTGTTTATTGCCATTATCGTGTCCTTCTAATTGTAAATTCTACTTCTTGGTTCGGTAGACCGTTTTTAATTCTATAATTAATAATAATAGTCATAGCATTTGAATCTGTTTTAAAGAAATCACATTGAACATCAGTAATTCTAGGTTCAAGAGTTGACAAAGTGTTTTGTAAATTTCTTCGAGCTCGAGATAATCTAGCATCTGTATCTAACTCAAATAAAAGATTTCTTACACCACCAGCTAAACTTGGTTTAAATGGTCTTTCATAATAATTGGTTAACACTATATTTTTAACCGATCTCTTAATAGCATCCGTATCTAATTTTCTAGTGACATCTCCTGTAATCGGATGTGCTGTAAAAAACAAATCCAAATCCGAATATGCATCAGGTGTTGCAACTACCTTTGCTTTACTTACTATGTCTTGTGCCATACTTCTATTTATGTCCTTTATCTATTTTATCCACCAGTTGGAATAGCAATATATTCATCTCCTTCTGAGGCCGCCGTATCTAAAACTATATCACCATCGACTACTTCGTAATCTTCAAATAATACTCTTAAATTATTCTTATTAACCACTACAACATTTCCTTCTGTATAACTTCCCGCAATTGTTGTTTGTCCTACTGATGTAGTAAGATGATTAACTACTTTTTCTATAGAAGGAGGCCCACCTCTTTGGTGAAGACCTGAACTTGCAAGCACAACATCTTTAATATCAAAATCTTTCATTGATTTAAGTTTATCAAGATTAATAGGAACTGT